TCTTTTGTGCCTTTTTTATTTTTTAATTCTTTGAATTTTTCGGCTTTTTCAGCTCTGAGTTCTTCAATAGAAGCTTGGTGTCCATAACATGAAATACTAAACCTTTTTAATAATCCTTTTTGTTCTAACCTATTTTTTTGTTGAACTTGAAATAAAAATTTAGCCATACATAAAATTCTATCCGAAAACTCTGTATAATAAGGTCTATTCGTATATAAAAATGCTAGATAAAAACTCAACATTGTATCAATCGTAGCTATTTTAACATTTTGCCCATTATGATGAATAATATTATAACTATGACATCCTATCGGTTTGTATATAAAAACAATAGAATCCTCCCCAACTTTAATCTCATAATGTTCAGGAACAATTTCACCGACAGATTGTCTTTTAAGAATCTTAACATTTTTTACATCCGCATCTTTTAAACGTTCTTTAATAATTTCAGCCGTTGTTTCAGGTTCATTGGATAATACATCAAAGTCAGCGATTTTTTCAAAATGTTTTTTTAATTTATGAGGCATATATTCAGCATAGAGAGAAATCGCATATCCTCCAAAAAAAATGACACTTTGATTAACAAGTGCGGTTTGAACTGTTTCATAAATTGTATCCTCATTAGTTGGATCCGCCATTTCTCTTTGATACTCAACATCATGACAATTTATAGAAGCTAGTGGATAATGTTTATTTAATATAGTTAATCGTTTAAGAACCTTTTCCCATCTACTTGTATCTCCAGCAGGTCTACTCAACTCTAAATACATAGACATTCTTAAAAAATTTGGCGGCGCATATAAAATTCCTGCTACTCTTAAAGAATCTTTCTTTAAAGCATTATATATTTCTTTTGGTATATTAGTTAAGTCAGCAATAGGCATATAATTCACATAAACTTTATATGTTCCATGATGTTGTCCAGATTTTGCTTCCACATCTGTAAATCCTTCTTTAAAATAAATATCAGATAATTCTTTAGCATCTTCTAGTGCGTTTATTGTAAAAAAATCATAATCTGGAATTTCGACATCTTTATCATAAAATTGGTCTTCTTTTGGTAAAATATTATTGATTGCTAATCCTCCATATACTATAAGATTTTTTCTTTTAATAAAATTTTCAACAATTTGAATTATTTGTTGAACTTCTTCTGAATTTACTATACGTTTGCCTATTTTTTCTTCTGCTTTGTCAACGGCCATACGTAAAATTGTTAACTCACAATCTTCAAAAGTTAAGTCTTTACAAATCTTTTGCTTCATATATAATATAAATATTTATTTAATATTTCAAATAAATATTTATTTAATATTTCAAATAAATATTTATAAAATTTTATTTTATTTAATTTTTCCTTTTTTTATTTTTATTTTTCTTCTTTTTAGTTTCTTCAGGTTTTACAGTTTCTTCATCGACTTCCTGTTCTTGTATAGTAGAATCTCTTTCTTCTTCAACTTCTGGTTCTAGATTACAACAAGTAGATTCTCTTTCTTCTTCTTCAACTTTTTCTAATTCTTCTACAACTTGTTGAAAGACTTCTACAACTTGTTGAAAGACTTCTACAACTTCTTCTTGTATAACTTGTTCTACTTGAACTTCTTCTACTTGTTCTTGTACAACTTCTTCTACTACTTGAACTTCTACTACTTCTACTTGTATAACTTCTTGTACAACTTCTTCTGCTAATTGAACTTGTTCTACTTCTACTTGTATAACTTCTTGTTCTACTTCTTGAATAACTTCTTCAACAAGTTGTTGTACTTCTTCAACAACTTGTTCCACTTCTTCTTTTACAACTTCTTCTTTTACAACTTCTTGAATAAGTTCTTGTTTCACTTCTTTTTCAAATTCTAATACTTCCTCTTGTACTTCTTCTTTTACTTTCTCCAATTTAGCCTTACATGTACATTTTTCAGTTTTACATGTACAATTTGCGGTTTTAGATTGTGATAATCCCATATTATTAATAATATAATAATAGTTTATTTATTTAAGTATATATCGTATAAAATATTTAAATTTATACATCAAAACTATAAAAATCAGTTGTAACATTTCGTGTAGCATATGATAATGCCGGATCTTGTTGTGTAGGTTCTTCAATTGTTACTGGTTTATATCTTAAATCTTCTGGTTTCAAACAAAATGCGTAACCACAATTATCAAAAAATGTAGTATTTTGAATTAAAAAATTATCTACATATTGATAACGCATTGCTACCATTTGACAACCCGCATCTCTAGATAAAATCCCATTTGGATTTACTGGATTAGTTCCACTATCAGGAAAAACAATTGTCATATTTCTTTTATTATATTCTCTCAATTCTTCTAAATCAGGATTGTTTTTAACATCATAATAACTATATGCTCGCATAAATATAGAATTACTCGTCATATTCACATATTCCATTAAATCTTTATTCTCCAAAAATGATGTATTAGTTCTATCAAAAATAAGTATTACTTTATTCATAAAATTTAACAAGGGCTCTCCTCCCAAATTATGACCTGAAGTCTCATAACTATATTCTTTTCCTAATAATATACTGTCATATGATTTAAAAATATTTGCTAAATTTGAATACATACTTTGATTATTTGACATAAATCTTAAATGTATTAGTATTGGATCTGTCGGATTTGGGGCTGTACTACCTGAAAAAGCGTAATTTTGAATTATGTTCATAACATCACTAAAACTCACGGAATTATAAGTTTCTTTTATATAGTAATTATCTGCGGTAGATGTTGCTACAACAGGCTGGTTATCAATTGAATAAATTTCAAAATCCAAACCTCTTACGCCTTGTTTTAAAACGGCTTTTAAGTTACAAATTTCCACAACATCATTTTTATATGAACCTCCTGAACAACAATTATAAGCTGTTTTAACATAATATTCATTTAGATTTCCACTACAATCAGGATCACTTGAGCTTATAGAACGTAAATTACCATTTAATGCGCCATATAAATTATTTATATATGAGCATTCCTTACTAGATAATTTTGTTAAATATATTATGTATACAATCATCATAATAACTAATAATAAAATAAAGCCTAAAATCATATTACTTATAAAATCTTCTTTCATATTTTTAATGCCGCTTAATGGATTTGTTGGTGCTATTTTATCAGACATACTTAATATATTATATTATTTTTTAATTTTTAATAAACATTTATTATCAAAACTATATTTTATAGACAATTCATTATTTTTATTAATAAAACAGTCATAACATAAGTTGATTTCATTTCCAAAATATTTAATTTTTGTGTAATGATACCCTGTATTACAAATACCAACACATTCTTCTGGTTCAAAATCATCACCAAAAGGTATATTTTTTAACCATTCAGATTTTTTAAAAAATTCTTTAAATATATTTTTTCTATCATTAAATTTTTTTTCATTATTATTTTCATTAACTCGAAATTCAATATCTGTAACATATTCCATAAAAAAATTACAAGGCTCTTGAACATCAAATATTTCTTTAAAATTTTCCCACATATTTTTTTTAGCACATCTAAAATATATAAATTTTTTCTCTTCATTTTTTCTTATATCACAAGGCAGTCCACATTTACAAATTGGTAATTCCTTTATATAATCATTCTCTGGATATTTATAGCAAATATCAAATCTAGTATATTTTCCACCTCTAAATTTTTCCCAATTAGTTTTATTATGAATCATCATACATTCTATAATATTATTTTCTGAAAATAAATTATCACAATAGTCCGTTTCATCGTTAAAATTTATTAATAACCATTTATTATATTCATGATAATTATCATTAATAACATCTAATACATTCTTATTATAATCAAGAAATTTGGTTATTGTATTTAATTTATAAATTGCTACAACTTCTTCAGGTTTGTAAGTATTTGTATTTACACCGCCTATTCCTGACAAGTGTTGCCAAAATCTTTTATATAATTTAGTTGTTTCACCTACATAATAATGGTCGTCCTCACACTTTAATATATATATCCAATGCATTTATATAAATAATACAAATTATATATTTAAGTTAATATTTTATACTTTAATGACATGCTCAATTTTTTTAGGGTTTTTATGTGAAAAAGATGAATATATGTTATTTTTATCAAATATACTATTACAACCATTACATCTAAATTGGTGATCATTTATCAAAACAAATTTTCCAACCAAATTAGGCGCTTTTTTTGTTTTTTTACATTCAGGACAATGATAATTTACTCCATTTCTTTCTTTAATTTTGGATAATTGTGAGCCCATTTTATTATATAAATATATAACTATTTTTAAGTATGTGTTATATATTATTTAAGGAGAATTACTCCTTTATAATAAATAGTGAGGAGTAATTACTTAAAGATATAATATTAGTATATTATATAAATGCCTAAGATTTGTGACTTTGAAACTTGCCGAAAATACGCAAATTATGGAGAACATTATTTGAAGCCGTTACGTTGTAACGAGCATAAAGAAGAATATAAATTAGTTAGTAAAATATGTCAAGGAGATAATTGTAAAATTAGGTCATCATTTAATTTTGAAGGTGAAAAACAATCTAAATTTTGTAATAGTCATAAAGAAAATGGAATGATTATTGTAGTAAGTAAAATATGTGAGTATCAAGGATGCAAAACTATATCAAATTTTAATTTTTTAGGAGAAAGACAAGGAAAATTTTGTAGTAAACATAAAGAAGATGGAATGATAGATATAAAACATAAAATTTGTGAATTTATTGGTTGTAAAAGCCAACCAGCATTTAATTATCCAAGTGAAACACAAATAAAATTTTGTGGTAAACATAAATTAGATGATATGATTAATGTAAAAAGTAAAACTTGTATTGAGCCTTTATGTAAAACAGTACCAATTTTTAATTTTAGTGGAAATAATATAGGATTATATTGTTCATTACATAAAAAAGAAAATATGATAGATATAAAAAATAAATATTGTTTAGAAAATAACTGTAAAAACCAATCAAATTTTAATTTTGAAAATGAAAAAAAAGGAATATATTGTTCATTACATAAAAAACCTAATATGATAAATGTAAATGTTGATACATGTTTATTTGATGGATGCAAAACAATACCATCTTGTAATTTTTTAAATAAAAGTAAAAGATTATATTGTTCAAAACACAAATTAGATGGTATGATTGATATAATGAGTAAAAAATGTGGATATCTTGGATGTGAAACTATACCAACTTTTAACTTTTTAGGAGAAATAACTGGTAAATTTTGCGGTAGTCATAAAGAAGAAGAAATGATTGATGTAAAACATGACAAATGTAAGGCTAATTTTTGTTTAGGAACAAGAGCAAATATAAAATACAAAGGGTATTGTTCTAATTGTTATCAAAATTTATTTCCTTTAGATCCTTTATCATATCAAATTAGAAGTAAAACAAAGGAGCTTTGTGTCAGGGATTACATAAATTCAAATTTTGAAGGATTTCAGCATGATAAACCATTATTCACAGGAAATTGTGATTGTACAAGTAGAAGAAGAATAGACCATCGTATTTTAATAGGAAATACTCTTTTATGTATTGAAACAGATGAAAACCAGCATAAAAGTTACGATAAAAAAGATGAAGAAATTAGGTATGATGATTTGTTTATGATACATTCAGGAAAGTTTGTTTTTATTCGGTTCAATCCAGATAAATATATAAACACAAAAAATAAGTCTGTTAATCCTATGCTTTATACACGATTGCCTATTTTAAAAGAAGAAATAGAAAAACAAATGGAGAGAATTAAAAATGAAGAAAATTCTGAATTATTAGAAATAATTAAATTATATTATACCGGATATAATTGATTTAGAATTAAATTAACTATATATATTAATAAAAAACATGACAGGAGGCCTTTTAAATTTAGTCTCACAAGGACAACAAAATGTTATCTTAAATGGTAACCCTTCGAAATCGTATTGGAAAGGTGTTTATCAAAAATATACAAACTTCGGAAAACAATCTTTTCGTGTTGATTTTCAAGGATCTCGTACATTGCAGTTAAATGAAGAATCTACATTTACTTTTAAAATCCCTAGGTATGCTGATCTTCTTATGGATTGTTATATAAGCTTAGAATTACCCAATATATGGTCACCTATAATGCCGCCTAGAGAAGTTATTAATTCAGCAGGTGAAACAATATATACTCCGTGGGTTGGTTATGATTTCAAATGGATTGATAATATTGGAGCGCAAATGATAAGCCAAATTGTAATCACTTGTGGTAACCAAACACTTCAACAATATTCGGGGCAATATCTTTTATCCGCAGTTCAGAGAGACTTTAGCGCAACTAAAAAGGCTTTGTTCGACCAGATGACTGGAAATGTACCAGAGCTGAATGATCCGGCAAATGCTGGGACTAGAGTAAATGCGTATCCAAATGCGTTTTATACTTTAAACCCAGCCGGTGCTGAACCAAGTATTAGAAGTAGATTAATTTATATCCCATTAAATTCGTGGTTTGGATTAAAAAGTCAGCAAGCGTTTCCTTTAGTAGCCTTACAATATAACGAACTACAAATAACAGTAACCTTTAGACCGATCAATGAATTATTCAGAATACGTGATGTATTTGATTATACAAATAATTTTCCGTATATTGCGCCAAATTTTAATCAATATTACCAACAATTTTATCGTTTTCTTCAACCTCCTCCTGATATTGAGTTAGGGCCGACATCATATTTAGATACAAGAACAATTTGGAATTCAGATATAAATTTAAATTGTACGTATGCTTTTCTATCTAATGATGAGGTCAAACTTTTTGCTAGAAACGAACAAACGTACTTATTCAAGCAAGTACATGAGAATATTTTCTATAATGTAACAGGAGCAAATAAAATTCAACTAGAATCATTAGGTTTGGTTTCAAGTTGGATGTGGTATTTACAGCGCAGTGATGCGAATTTAAGAAACGAATGGTCTAATTATACAAATTGGCCTTATAATTATATTCCAAATGATTTACAATTAGCGCCTACTGCTGGCGATTATCCAAATCCCGATCCTACACCACCATCAGGTACTCCATCAACTCTTGGTCCAGGTCTAAATCCTTGGGGAACATTAACTGGTTTAATGATCACAGGAGATTATAGTATGCAGAATATTAAACAAATATTAATAGGTCTTGGAATTCTTTTTGATGGTCAATATAGAGAGAACATTCAACCAGCAGGAGTTTATAATTACATTGAAAAATATACAAGAACTGCTAGTAATGCGCCAGAAGGTTTGTATTGTTACAATTTTTGTTTAGATACATCACCATATAATTTACAGCCATCAGGTGCGATAAATATGAATCGTTTTAATCAAATAGAGTTTGAGTTTACAACAATTATTCCACAATTAGATCCTTTGGCACAA